CCCGATCGCAGTCCCGCGCCATTCGCTGTGACAACATCAGCCGGATCCATCTCGAACCAACCCAGCATGTCACCGCTCGTGGCCGTGCCAACGGCGGGAACAAAGTGCGCCTGAACGTTGGTGAAATTGTAATTGTCCGCGAGGCTTGACAAGCGTCGCAGGCGTTCACCCCCGATTTGCGCCGGATTGACCGTGAACGTGATGAGCTGTTCGCCAGCCGTGTTGGCCGCGATCGACACCTTGGTCGACAACATATCTTGGCCCGCAACCCACATGCCATTGGCCGCGCTGCCCGTTTTGAAATAGGCTTCGCGCGACGGCTGTGTGCGGTTAACAGGTGGCCCACCACGTGAGCGTTGTGGACGGGCAACACGTTTTGCGCCGACAGCACGCACTGCACGCTTATTTTGCTTCTTGCGCGGCGCGCCTGAAGGGCGCGGTCGCGCAGCACGCGCTCGAGTGCGCGGTTGTGCTGCTGCTGCCGCTGAACGTCGTGATTTCTTGCCGCGCGCCATTTCTCGTTGGTAAGCGGTTTGAATGCGCTGTTCTTTGCCTGTTGCGAGGAATTGAACTGTGTTGACGATTGGTCTGATAACGTATCGTCCAAATGCGTCTCCGAGCCAAGTTCGCTTTGTTTCGTTCCAGACTTTTCCGTTGAGGAGCTCTTCTTCTGTTGTGTAATGAGTCGTCCTCGTTTGGTCACGTCTTTTCGGCAAGGGAACAATCCCTGCCGTTGCACGCTGGCGATTGTTCCAGCAGCGTGGATGCGATGCGCATCAACATGAATGTGTCGCGGTGCGAACATATGGTCCATATGAGGGCGGACAGCAACAGAACGCGCAGTGTTGCCTGTAAAGAGAACGTGCAGTGTCGCAAGGTCAACGGGCTTAACACCGAGATAATAACAATACTTCTCAAAGTGTGCCCGCCACTTCTCATTGGCATAAGCAAACAACGCGATTGATTGGGCCCGTGCTTGGGCAGTCTTATCGCAATCGACGTTGTACATCAACGTGTGATGTGCCTTGTCGCCGTCACTCTTGGCAACATAAGTACGATGGTCAACAGGGTCCAAAACCCAGTCCATATTCAACCACCGATGCGTTGTAATGTGGCCAATAGGCGCGGCCGCATACGTAAGTCGAAACGCAAGATAGTTGTCGAACATGAACTTGAGGGCATCAAACTCAACTCGCGCAATGAGGAGGTTGTCATCACCCAAATTGAAAGCCGTAAAGGCTCGGCAATACGAATCCAAATCATCGAATTGGTGTTGCCCCAACACACCATAAATCGTAGACATGGTATTCCAAATGGTGTTCATGAGTGACGTCAACGCATTGCCTGACCCATTCTTCCCATGCTTGACAAAGAGCATGCCATCGGGCGTGACACACCAGCCATCATTGATGGTATTCATGAGGTTAATGAAACGAACCCGATCATCGCCAGTCAATGATGCCAAATCAGCAATCATAGTGACGATCTGGTCGAGAACGGGGAGGCTCATAGTCGTCTCCCACGCGTCACCATCGACTGAAAAACAGTCGTGATCACCAGCCAAATCACTCATGGCCTGAAATGTGCC